AACAGTGCAAGAGGCAGAAACATCGCCCTGCGTTTGCCCGATAGGAATCAACAGATCTTCATCGGTCTCAAAAGTCACGACGCCGTTTGTGACTTGTGTCCCTTCCGGAACCGTGTAGACAGATCCAAGCGCTTGCGAAAGCGTGAACCGCATTGTCGTAACAGCCCGACTCTCTGAAAGACGTTCAACGGAAAGCAACGCACCCAACGCATCCAGATACGAACCCTGCGCGTAGCTCAAAAGATTCTGCTGTGCCGCAATGTTGATCGCCGTTCTTTGCTGAATGATGACGTCGGCAATTGACAAAAGAAAAAGCCGGCGAGGATCGCCGGCTGCCAAACTTTCACCACTAGCCTGCTCAAAACCAGTGATGATCTGTGATTTTATTTTCTCCGAATCAGTCTCAAGAAAATCTGTCGGAGCCAAGCCCCATCGTGGAATTTGTTCGCTCATTTGTGAACCCTTATTCGATTGAAATCGTTACTTTCGGCTTCAAAATTCCATCCAGAGCATCTTCCGCCGAGCCTTCAAATACAACACTTTCGACCGTAGCCCTCGGCTCGTACTTCGACACAGCATCGATGATCTCGCTTCGCATCAGCATCTGGGCCACGTCGATAGGTCGATCAAGGTATTCCCACGAAATACCGAAATCACGATCAAGAGGAACAGCCCCCTTTCTGGTTGAGAGAATGGTTCGAACGTTCTGCAAAACCTCAGCCACAACACTAGCTGGGTTGAAATCAACGTCCGCATCAAGATTCACGACGAAATTCATGCAGCCTCCCGCAGATTGAGAGTGACCTCTGCAAACACACACTGTCCGAAGTTATTGTGGTGCTTGCGCGTTTCGCTCATGCTTTCGAGTATGAACTTCCCAAAGTAGTCACTGCCAATAAGCAGTCGCTGCGGCTCATGCGCCTGCATCACCCGCTTGAATAAAGTCAACGCAACCAACGGTGAAACTCCGTGCGTGGCAGATAGCTGAACGGAAAAGCTCACGCTGATGAGTTGTTCTCCGATGAACTCGAGTTTCGGCTTTTGTCCAAGGACTTCGTGCGTCGCCCACCTGTCCGTTCTTTCGACCTGCAAATCCTTAAACGTCAGGACAACAGATGAACTGCAGACAAAAGGGATCGTGCCAAAAACACCTAAAGCACTAGCCATTTCGACTCCTTAATGCGGCGTTGATGTCTCGCCATGCACGCCAGTATGTGTGTGGCTATTCAAGCTGATTCCGCCGGCAGTCACGTCGTCGGTTGCATCCATTCGCCCATTGAGCTGGATGTCACAATCTGCCACGACGCCGCCACCGCCTTTCACTGTTAATCCACCCCTGCCCGTAATCAGCCCTTCGACGGTAAGCGTCCCTGTCACACTTGTGGCAGGCGAATCAATCTTGACGCTCTCAGAAGCCTTAACAATTCCCGTCGTGCATTTAACTGTCGCGCTTTCAGGCACCGTAATCGTTCCGGTCTGCCGATCAAAGACAATGGACGTCCCCTCAATATTGATCGAGAGCACGTGCGCTGCACGGTCATAACACACACGTGTTCCGTCCTTGAAGACAATCGTTCTCCGATCTGCCGTCGACTCCGGCGGCGCTATTTCGCCGGCGTAAAAAGATCCGATGACCACACCGTCCTCAAATCCATTGCCTCTAAAAAGACATAGAACGTCCTCTCCCACGTCAGGCATCTGGTAATCCTTATTCCCAAAGGAGTTGCGCTGCATAACGGGAAGGTCATAGCTCACAATCGAATTTTCATCGTCGAAAATCACTCGAGCTGTGCATGATGCAGGATCGATCGACGACACTTCGCCGATTTTGAAGAAATCGAAAACCATTAGAACTCCTTATTCACGCGCCGCAGATTGACAGTAGTCGTGTACCCCATGCTGCTCACGTTGTGCGTAGACGACTCGATGATGAAGTTTCCGTCGAACGATCCGAAGCCACTGCACTCGATCACGCAGCCGGCAAGAAGTGACGGGTCTCCGACAACCGTCAGGCTTCCCGTCACGCAGTGCAGGTTGATCTTGCGCAACGTTGCCTTGGCCAAGCGTTCAGCCTCCGACTTCGACGTCACACGCTTTCGAACGCGGTATTCCTGCCCATTCGGATCCGCAGTCGGATCTGTGTAGCTGAAGTAGTTGACCGCCTTGTTTTTTTGCGCTCGATAGTCTGGCGTGCGCAACGCGGCCAAATCCTCCTCGGAGCTTCCCGACGGAGTACCTGGCTTCGAGAAGTCATAGTCGCCAGCAGAGTCCGCAGCCTTCTTTTTCAAATCCCGCCAGGCCACGACGCACGTTTTGTACGTCTCCGACTGCTGCGAGTTGAAAGACCACGAAAGAACATCCGAACCCCCTAGAGTGATCGTCTTGATCGGAGACTTCGACTCATACGAGTGCTGATCGAAAATGACAATCTTTTGATCAGTAACTTTGATCGAAAAGCCTTCGTCATCGCAAAGTCGCTGAAGAAAAGCCAGATTGCTTTCCTCTTTCTGATCGCGCCTGTCGTACTGGGGATCTTCTGCGACGTCAAAGAAAAGCGTCAATGCATTTTCCGCACAGATTTCCTGCGCAATGCCCTTGAGCGTCCTCGACTCCCAGGCCTTCGTGATCTGCTTTCGGCGAATCGGCATGCTCATAGGCGTCGACACTGCCTGCATCTCAAATGTACGCGGCGCTCCTCGAACGCTCATGCTGTCCACATAGAAACGGCCGCAGTGCAGTTCGTCGACCGCCGGCACGTTGATGCGACCAGTGGCCAAATAAGCATCCACGACCTCGCCGCCGTCGGGCTTCCAGATCTGTGCCCACTTCCCCGTGTCATCCTTAAGCGTGAGACTGATTTCATCCGCCTCTCCGGACTCTTTGTCCGAAAAGGAAAACGAGAGCAAATCGGGCAGGACGTCTTGAGAAACATCCTGCCCGGATTCGGTGAAAAGCAGTCGCAATCTTGTCTGAATCGGATTACTCATTGGTCGCTCTCTTCCAAGGAGGCAGATTCGACTCAAATGCGCTCGACGTCGTATCGATCTCCGGAACGTTCAAAACAACACCGTCAGAAAAGAAAACAACCTTTCGGTGCTCCAAATTGGCGGCAATCAGACGATCCATGAACAATTCAGAGCCGTAAATCGACTTGGAAATCTTGTCCCAGGTGTCTTGCGACTTGGTCGTATAAGTACCCATTTACCACCTCAAACAAAGCTGACTCTTCGGTCTTCCATCTGAAATCTCCGCCAGTTCGCCTTGAACTCTTCGTAGCCGGATCGCAATCCGGACTGCACGGCTCCTGCAACATCAGAACCGCCCCAATTCACAGTAATGTTTGGCGCGAAGTTAATCACAGTCGAACTGGTGGTGCCGGTCTGTTCCGCCGTGGCCGGCAACGGCTTCAACATCGTTGAAAGTTTTGAAAGCGGGATAACGGCTTCGGCCTCACCTGCCTCCGCGATCGTCGCCAGTGTCGGCTTCGTAGCAATGCCACCCTCAGCAAGCTGTGGAATCTTTGGCAGCTCGATTCCGAACTTTTGACCGCCGATGCTTGGAACCCAATCGGGCACAGAAAAGTTCATGCCGTTGACCGACTCGATCATCGAGTTGATCATTGCGATTATTGTGTTGACTGGAGCTTTCACGATCCCCACAAGCGATTCGAAAGTGCTTGAAAAGATCGACTTGATCGACTCCATCGCGCCAACCCAAGCGCTCGAAATTTTTTCCGAAACAGCCGAGGCGAACTCCTTCAACTTGTCCCAGTTTTTGTAGACCAAGACGCCCGCCGCAGCGATAGCCGTCAACACCAAACCTACGGGATTCGCCGCCAACATCTTCATCGCTGCAGAAAGACCTTTAGCAGCTACGGCAAGCAACCCCATCGCGGCAATCGACCCCTTTGCGGCAATCGAAAGAGCCGCCATCGACCCGGCGTAAACCTTCGAAGCGGCAGCCGAAGCCAGAGCCGCCACGCGGTACTGCACGAACGCTGCCTGCGCAACCGAAAACCATTTCCCGACCGTCGTCGCAACCTGCAGCGCGAGCAACGCACCACGGAAGCCGATGAAAGCCTTCGCAGCAAACTCAGCTACGCCGGCGATTGTCTCGAAGTTCTCAAAAAGGAATTTCGATGCGGTCGTGGCAACACTAATCGCTGCGCCGCCCCATCGCACAAAAGTCGGAATCAGGTTCACAAACGCCTGCCCCAATTCAGAAACCTGCGGCGCAATGGACGCGATAGCACTGTTGATCTGGGGCATCTGAGCCGTCAAGGCCTTGGCTGTCTCAGACGATGCGGGTATCAGCGTATCTTTAAAGGAACGCGCCACAATGCTGATCTGCGTTCCCAAGTCTTTTGAGATTGCGTCCGAAACGCCACGCATCGCTCCTTCGAGCTTCGGAGCTTCGTCGTAGATTGACGACAGACTCTCCAACGCCTTGCCCTGAAGGTCTTCGAACTGCGTCCCGAAGAGCGCAACACCGATCGCGTTCTTCTGCACAGGATCCTTCATTTCCTCAAGGCGGCTTATAACCTCCTTGAACGCCAACTGCGCCGAAGCACCGCCGGCGGCAAACATCTGCGTCGCTTTTGTTCCACTCAAGCCAAGAGCGTCGAATGCTTCCATCGAAGTTTTCGATCCATCCTTAGCCTTAATGTTGAACTCCTTGATGGCATCGCCGACTTTGTCGATACTGAAAGCGCCGTCCTGCGCGCCCTTGATCAAGTGTGCGGCAAACTGGTCAGCCGAAAATCCGAGAGCCTTGTACTGGACACTGTACTCATTGAGCGTATCGAGCAAGTCGCCATTTCGGTTGGCGCCGTTCTGCGCGGAAAAGGCAATGATGTCGTAAGCCTTCTTCCAGTCAATTCCGAAGTTTTTCATCAGCGCCGACGCTGCGCGAGTGGACTCGCTTACGTCCATGTCGAAGGTTTTCGACAAGGCCAGCGCGTTCTTTGCTGCGTCTTCAAGCGCCGTTCCCTCAAGACCGCCGACCTGCTTGATTGTCGATACAGCTCGAGCGACGTCATCGAACGACTCGCCCCACCCAGATTTGTAGATGTCTCGAACGGATGATTCAATGCGGCGCATCTCTTCGGACGTTGCACCTGTTGATGCCTGAATTCGCGACATTGCTGCCTGAAAGTCAGCCCCCGTCTTCAGAATTGATCCGCCAATGGCGAGACCTGCGCCGCCCGCTGCAGCACCTGCTGCGACAGCCTTGCCGGCAACCGAGTCAGCGGCACCGGAAACTGTTCCTAGCTTCTCATTGAACGTACCAAGACGGCTGATTCGATCCTGAATCTTGGCCTGACGCTCCTGCGCTGCAGCCGCATCCTTCGTGGCTGCCTCCAATTCTCTCTGCCGCTTGATCAGCGCCTGCAGGGATGTTCCTGCGGTGCCGGATGCGGCATCGATGTTCTTGAGGGATGCTCGCTGACGCTCGAGAGCCTTTTTAGCGCGGTCGAGCGAAGCCTTGGCAGCGTCAAAGCTTTGCACCATTTTCTTGGTAGGCTGAGTAGTTTTGCTCAGTTCCTTACCAAGCTCCTCGACGCGCTTTCTGGCTTCGATGTAGTCCTTGGATGCGGC